TTATCACTTCGGGCAAATGTTCGTGTGATATAATTATACTTTGCGTCGTTCTTTATACATTCTTCGTGTCAGTTGTTGAGTTTTTATCGACAATGTGCTGGCAGTTGATATAAACAATGGTGCAAAGTATAATTATACCGTGGAAATGTTCGTGTTGGCAGTATAAACAACTGCACTGATGTATTATAATACACTAGAAGATGGGGGCAGTTGATGTAAAATAGACGAATAACTATACTTTATTCGTTGTCAGTTTGTTATTCGTTATAGCAGTTATTTTATGTTGTTTGTTATTGTTTATATTTTGCGTTGCCCCCCCGTATATAAAAACCCAAACTACCCTAACCTACAGAGGTGACAAATCGACCTCTAACTATCACTCTCATAAAATTTTTCCGGACCTATAAGATGAAAAGAAAACCCCCCTATTGGAATTTCTGGAAGGTAGTCTTTGCGGGATGGTTAATACGATATCCTGGAAAAATGTTTAGAATTATCGGAGTCCCCCTCGGAATTCTCATAGTGGTAATATATAATGCATTGACGAAATAAAAAAATTCCGGAAAAAATTTTATGGAAAATACTGAAAAATTATATCACATCTACGCAAAGGAACGGTGCATCTATCACAGTTTACCAGAGAAAAAATTCTCTGAGACCTGGGATATGCTGCACAGAATGGTTGACTTATTAGGTGCGAATATTTCAAAGGAAGATTTACAATATGAAGAAGTGACTGTCAATAGACTCATAGCACAAAATGCCTCATATTGACAAATACTAAATAGGACGATAAAATTGAACTGAAGGTTATTTTCACTTATGGCAAAAGGATTTACAGTAAAAGCAACAGCACCAAAACCCAAAGAACAAGAATGGGATATTGATGCAATCAAAGAAAGAATGAAAGGGAAGTCAATTGTATTCTGTCTTCCAGGTCGTGGATGTTCTTTCATTTTCCTAAAGGCATTTGTACAACTCTGTTTTGACCTTGTACAAAACGGTATGAGTATTCAGATTTCTCAAGATTACTCATCAATGGTGAACTTTGCCCGTTGTAAGGTTCTTGGGGCAAATGTTCTTCGTGGCCCCAAGCAGATTCCTTGGGATGGTAAACTAAACTATGATTATCAACTCTGGATTGATAGTGACATTGTTTTTGATTCTAACAAATTCTGGCAACTCTGTGATGTTGCTCTTCCCGAAGAAGGAGAAGAGAAAGAAATTGTTGCAGGTTGGTATGCTACCGAAGATGGTGTCACAACATCTGTCGCACATTGGTTAGAGGAAGATGATTTCCGTAAAAACGGTGGTGTGATGAATCATGAAACCGTGGATTCAATCTCCAAGCGTAGAAAGCCTTTCACAGTCGATTACACTGGTTTTGGATGGGTTCTGATTAAGAACGGTGTCTTTGAGAATCTTGAATATCCTTGGTTTGCTCCGAAGATGCAAGTCTTTGAATCTGGTGCAGTTCAGGATATGTGTGGAGAAGATGTATCATTCTGTCTTGATGCAAAAGAAGAAGGTTTTGAAATCTGGTGCGATCCTCGTATCAGAGTTGGACATGAGAAAACTCGTATTATTTGATTTTATTTTGGAGGTAATTTATGGCTAAAGGTGGATCTAATAAGACTCTTTTTGAACCCGGAGCACCTAAGAAAACTCGTCAAGGACGTTCTCCTCGTACATTACTCAGTGCTACTTCTCGTAATGGACGTAAGAAAAAATATAGGGGACAAGGTAAATAATCCTTTATGATACAATTAAATCCTCAAATCCCAGTTATTACTCCAAAGGGTAATGGTTGGGCTTTTTTTGTAATTGATAGATCTCAAGAACATGATCTTGAATGGGTTGTTTTTCTAGATAGTAATGGTGAATGTTGGACATTTAAAAATTCCGACATACGAATTCAAAAAAATTATACATTACATAGAAACAACCCATCAGGATTCAACTCATGTACTACTCAGATCCAGTAGATGAATGGAATTCAATTCTCGAAGAAGATCTATGGGTTTACAATAAACTATTTCTAAATCGTCGTTTGGGGTATCTCTGTGGACCTACAGGATGCCCCGTTCCACATCCAGGTCATTATATAGTTCGACCAAGTATTAATTTGCTCGGTATGGGTCGATTTTCTCGTATAGAATGGATTGATAAATCTACAGATCATTTACATCCATCAGAATTTTGGTGTGAAATCTTTGTCGGAGAGCATTTAAGTGTCGATTTTTTTCAAAAAATACCAAGATTAGTTGTTTTAGGTGAAAGAAACTCTCAAGATCCATTGTATAAATGGAAAAAATGGTCCAAAATTGATCGAGATGTCAACTTTCCTTCAATATTAAATAGTTTAAAAGGTGATTATGAGTGGATTAATTGCGAATTTATTAATAATAATCTAATAGAGGTGCATTTTAGACAAAATCCTGACTTTAGATTTGGCAATTCTGTTGCTTTTCCTCTTTGGAAAGGAGAAAATCAAATAAAAACTGATGATTTGGAGTTTATAACTGATGAAGATTACTTAAGAAAGGGATTTTACATTGATACACGGGATAGAAACCCCGTAAAAAGTTCTGATTTAACGAATCAGGAGTAAAAAATGGATCAAAAAATGCTTAGAGAGATCTTTAATGACGATTTAACACCAAAAAAGCATAATTTTGAAGTTCAAAATGAAATTCACGAGAAAATTCGTAATGATGATGACTATGATGATTGGGAGTATGGTACAGAACCTCTTTATGAATCCAAAAAACCATAATAAATAAGATAGATTTATTAATTTTTTATGCCTGTAGAACGGGTAAGTAAAGGTTTCAAAGATATAAGTATGACCTTTCAGGTTAATCCTGTAAATTATGACCTTATTGGTCTTAAAAATGAAACCGCTATTTCCCGTTCTATTCGTAATTTGGTTTTTACTCTTCCTGGTGAAAGATTTTTTAATCCAAATCTAGGTTCAAGAGTAAGTAGACAACTTTTTGAAAATATGGATGCAGTTTCCGCATCAATTATTGAGGATGAAATTAAAGATACTATTAATAAGTATGAACCAAGAGTTAGACTTATTAATGTAGAAGTAACACCAAATTATGATGAAAATGAATTTAATGTAACAATTACATATAGAATAGTTGGAATTGATGTTTTACCGCAACAATTAACATTTGCACTACAGCCAACACGATAAATGGCATTAGTTAATTTTACTAATTTAGATTTCGACCAAATTAAAAGTTCTCTTAGAGAATACCTGAGATCTAACTCAAACTTTACCGACTATGATTTTGAAGGATCAAATCTTTCTACAATCATAGATCTTCTTGCTTATAATACATATATTTCCTCATACAATGCTAATATGATTAGCAATGAGGTTTTTATTGATAGTGCAACTCTTAGAGAGAATGTTGTTTCTCTTGCAGGGCATATTGGATATGTCCCAAGATCTAAAACATCAGCAAAAGCTAATATTTCATTTTTCGTAGACGCATCGAACTTTACAACAAATCCAAAAACTCTTACTCTACAGAGAGGAACAGTATGCTCTTCATCAAATAACTTTGGAAATCAAAGTTATACTTTTTCAATTTTAAATGATATTACGGTTCCTGTTACAAACAATATTGCATTTTTTGAAAATATTGATGTATATGAGGGAACTTATTTACTAGAAAGATTTGTTGTAGATAGCAACAATAAAAATCAAAGATTTATTCTTTCAAACGCAAGCATTGATACATCATCAATAGTTGTTGAGGTGAGGAACTCTTTCGAAAGTACTGTAATCAGAAAATTTAATGTCTGTAAAGATTTTTGTGCGGTTGATTCTGAATCAAGAGTATTTTTTATTAAAGAAATAGAAGATCAAAGATATGAACTTGTTTTTGGTGATGGAATTTTTGGTAAGAAATTAGATAACAATAATATTGTTGAAGTATATCATGTGGTAAGTAATGGTGGAGAGAATGCAAATGGCATAACTTCATTTAATTTCAGTGGAAGATTGTTTGATAATGATGGAAGAATTGTTTCTACTGGAATATCATTAATTACTTCAAATTCTCCTTCTCAGGGAGGAAGAGAAATTGAATCCGTAGAGTCTATTCGTAAGTTTGCTCCTCGTTTATACTCCTCACAGAAAAGAGCAGTAACAACCGAAGATTATGAAACCATTGTTGCTTCTTTATATCCGGAAGCAGAATCAGTTTCTGTATTTGGGGGGGAAGAACTTAGTCCACCAAAGTATGGTAAAGTTTTTATTGCAATAAAACCAATTTCCGGAGATTTTCTTGCAAATTCGATTAAGGAAAATCTAAAAAATCTACTAAGAAAATACAGTGTTGCTGGTATTGTAACCGAAATAGTAGATTTAAAATATCTTTATATTGAGTTTGACTCTTCAGTCTATTATAATACTAATCTATCGCAATCTCCAAGTAAACTTCAAACAAGAGTCATTAACAATATAATTAAATACTCGGATTCATCGGAGTTAAATAAATATGGTGCTAGATTTAAATATAGTAAATTCTTAAAAGTAATTGATGAGACTGATAGATCAATAACATCAAACATTACTAATATAGTAATGAGAAGAGATCTAAGAGCAGTTTTAGGTCAATTCTCAGAATATGAAATTTGTTTTGGAAACCAATTTAATATTAATGATTCGAAGGGTTATAATATAAAAT